TCTGTGAACCCTGTAGTTCCACCACTTGTTGGTTCAACTTTAGTTAAAGCGTTACCTCCTGCTGTGTAGTTTGTGCCACTAACTTGGTTAGTTGTTGTAAATGCTGTAGTTGCAGCACCTAACGTAGCAGAACTTGTGTATAAAGCTAATTTAAAAGCGTTACCACCAGTAGAAAAATTATGCGTAGCTTGAAGAAGTTCTTTCTTAAAGCTTGTTGTTAATGTTGATGTAATTGCCATTACTTTATCTCCGTTAATATTTTAGCTAAATCTTCATGACCTTGTTGAGTCAATAAATTCTTCATAGTGCATCTTTCACTATTGATGCTCTGCTTAATATAATAAAGTATTGTGTTGTAAATAGCTACTCGAAATGCTTCAGCTTGTTGCCTGACATGTCCTTCAGCGTTTTCTGATATTCCACATATTCTATCTGTTGCTCTTTCTGCCCAGTATTCTGGAGGATGACCTCTGTTTTGTTGGGTATCTACACCTATGCTTCCTATACTACTTACTGTTTCTATTTTTATCATATTAATATCTTTTTGCTTCTGGTGGAGTGTTTACAGTAGGGATAAGTTCTGCTTCTTTTCTTCTTCTTTTTTCTACTTCAGCACTGTACTCATTAAAACCCATTGTAAAAAATTCATCTTTATCTTCATCGATTAAAACTAAAGTAGGATTGTCCAGTCTGTGGTATCCATAAATTTTTTCTTGCACAGGCACGTCCGTGTCTAGTAAACCAGATCTAGGGGCAACACTAACCACCATCCCATTCTCTATACATTTAGCTAACCAGTACTCAACACAAGATCTGCCAGCTTCTGCAAAATGCAGATTGCCTTTATATGTAAAATCTATACCGTATAGGTCTAGTTTAGCAACTTTGTTGTATAAAGCAAAAGCTATAGCAAAAGGTACAGTATTGTTAAGATAAGAACATCTAGTTTCTTTAACTACTTCAGCTAAAGGAAACTCAATTAATCCAGGACAACGTTCGTCCAGCTCGCAGGTATATATTGGTCCAGGATGATTAAGAACAACGTCTTTCATAATTCCTGTTTGGCTTCCTGCTGCGTCAGAATCTAAAAACCTAGAGGCTGGGTCTAGCATAAATATTCTGTCACATTTTGTGATTCCACCCATGGCATTTATGCCCCAAACTTCATCCCAAGTTTTGCTGTGTGATTTAGCTAAATGAAAATCTAATTGACTTTCTCCCATTGCGACTAGGGCGATGTGTGCGCCTTCGAGGTGCTCCAGTTTCATTACTGTGGTGATCTCCTTACTTGGTCATATCTATACTGATCTTGGGTAGATTTACCTTCGCCAAGATTTTTCAATAAAGCTATAGCTTCTTGAAATCTTTGTTCATAGATGGGTAGTGATTCATAGTTTTTTAGATAAACCATGGCTTCTGTTAAACTTCCATATAATAATGCATTAGGAGCATTATCAGATAACCAAGTTGTTCCAGAATCACCTGCCGAAGTAAGGGATGAGGGTCTAAAGAAATAATGTAACTCAAATGTATATGTTGTGTCAGGGGTTGGTGCTAATATAAAAGTATTCTCATCAAACTCTGCATAATATTTGGGTAATCCTGTTGTCGAGGATGCGGGTGTAAAATCCCGTATAAAACTTGGATGTTTCAATTGTAAATAGTTGTAATTAGAACTGCTGTCTATTACAGCTAAACTGTTAGAAGAAAGATAATCACTAGGTGATCCTATGTAAGGAGAAGAAGCTGTTGCTGTTCCTGTTACATTTTTTATAAAATCGTCTAACTGAACAGTTTTTAAGATTCTTTCTTCTGCTGTTTTTATAAAGTTAGGTAAGTTAGTTACAAAAGATGTTTCTGTTGACTCTGAATAATCTTGTATTGCTGTTTTTAAAGTAGATAAAGTCCAAGTCATCTTTTATCCTGTTGTAATAGTTAATGTTCCAACTTCACCTACTGATTTAGCTACAAAAAAGCTTGATCCTATAGTATCGTTATGAGAAACAAACATAGAAGGAGCAGTAACTCCTGAACTATTTTTAGTGTTTTCTGTTTTTACTACACCATACCCTGTTGTTGGTGCTGGTTCTGTTCCTCTAGGTTGACGTAAAGCTTCTGGATCAGTTGGGGTTATTACAGGTTCTAATTGAGGGTGTTTAGGTTCAAAACAATCAGAACAAACTTTTAAGTTATTCCACTCAGTTTTTAATTGTGTGTACTTATATACAAAGCCACACCTATCGCACTGAGCTCTAGAGTATTTACCAACAGCATACGCCATTATAAATAACTCCTATGTGGAACTAAATGCAAAGAAGCTCTTCCACGATCTTCATCTGCAGCTAATTGAAAATCTTGTTCATATTGTTGTTTTAGTAAACCAACTCTTTCTGGATTCTTTTTTAAAGCTATGTAATAAGCTAACCCACTAGCCATACAAGGCATAAATCTTGAAGGTATTTCTGGGTCTTGAGCTGATGCTGTTACATCATCTATTCTTTGTATAGTATTAGCTACTAACCTGTATGTAGCAGTAGAGTCTGGTGTTGGCCAAACTTTTACGACAGGTGTTGTTTGCCTGTCTAAAAAATATTGCGTAGGTCTTCCAGTAGAAGTTTTATCAGGTATGTTTAAATACTCTGACCTACCTATTCTAGTTAATTGTAAATCTGTTGTAGTAGATCCGTCTATTTGTCGTATAACGGCAGAAACTATATCTATATCATAAGAATTTAAAGTATAGCTATTTGTTCCTGCTGTTAAATTTGTGGTCACTTGTTCTATAGTCCAGAGGTTTACACCTCTATTAGCCCAATCTGCAAACATGATGTTCAGAGACCGCCTAGCAGTCTCTGCATCATATCCTGTCCTAAGTTCTAAACCAGCTAATTCATAAGCTTCTTCAATAGTGTCCGCTATAGTTAACTGAAAGGTCTTAGTCCCTGAGGTCGCCATTTTAGTATTCTTTTATTACTGTTAATACGATAACATAAGAATCTGCACTAGCGTGCCCAGTAGTAGTGAGTTTTATGTCGCCTGTTTTTCCACTAGAGGCAGCAGTATTTTGCAAGCCTCCCATGTAGGAAAAATCAATATCGTCGCTATAGTCTGAATTTAAATCCCAGCATATAGTGTTTGTACTAGCGTTCCATAATAATTTCACGCTCATACCAAAAGTTGAATAATTAACTCTTGCGACTTTACACCCTGTGCAAGCAGCACCATCTGAACTTCTTACAGCAAGTGCACTTACATCTACTTTAGTAACAGCTGACTCACCAGTTCCATCCGATGTGTTAGTTAACTGTATAACAGCTTTTCTATCATCATCTACAATCGTTGTTGAAGTTACTGCGTCTGCCATGATTTACCCCTTAACCTAGATTCATGTTAATTAGTGAGTATTCTGTATTTGCTGACACAGCCATTACATCACCAACTTCTTGTAACACATTATCTGTTGCTGGAGCTACACCACCTGCTGTACCACCTGAACGAACTGCTGCATTACCTACAACTAAAGTTCCTACAGTTAATAAAGCTGCTGGACCTTTAATAACAGCCCAACCATAATAATCTGCTGTCATGTCAATAACAGTAGCACCCATTAACGCACCTGTTTCTGTTGCTGGTGCAACTATAAGGTTAGTGTTTGGATTCTCTATAAGAGATAACTGTGAGCTAGTTGTTAAAGCAGTTACAAGTGCATCATAACAAGTAATAACTACAGATGGATCAGCTGAGTGATCATGAGCTGGATTAGATTTTACTCTAAGCATTTGACCTTCACCATTTACATCATTTACCCAAAGGTAACCATCTGCGTATTGATTTAATGTTAAATCAGTACCGCCTGTTTCTACAGAGATAGCAGTTTCACCTGCTGCTACTGCAGCTGTTGCAGTCATATTAGCGTGATCAGAAACAATAGCTTTGTGTTGTAATAGTTTACCTGCTGTTACTGCAGTTCCACCTATTTCAACATAACGGTATACGTTATTACCATACACAAGTGATGCTCCTAATGGGAAAAGTTGAGTTGCACTTTCTGCGTAAGGGTTAACAGTACCGTATTGGCTACCACCTTTACCTACTATTAAATCAGCTGGTCCATAACCTGTTGCAGCAGCATATTGTATATGCCCACCGCTATCCGTGTAGACATTACCGTCTGCATTGATAACTAAGCCATCAGTTTCTGTACCTGTTGTTGAATTAATATCAATGGTTTTGAAACCATTCTCGGACCTGACTGGTCCATTAAACGTCGAATTTGCCATAATTTCCTCCTTTGGAAATAAGTTCTATATTCTCGGCTAGTCTGCTAGGTCAGTATATAGAACAATTATTTATCCTAGACGAATTTATTCTATAGTAATACTTATAAAAAAGAAAGGGATCCGAAGATCCCTTTCCTAAGCTAAGCTTCCCGATTAAGCACCTGGAGATCCGTAGATTCCACGCCAATCACTAAAGCCGAAAGAATATCTTTCTCTGGCTTTATACCTAACGTTACCAGTTTCGAAGTCGCCTTCCATACCAGTTGTCATTGTAGCTCTTTCAAAGTGCTTTAGACCATTAGGGGCATCAGTCTTGATAAAGAATGCATCTGTATCAGTTAGATAATGGTTAACAACATAACCCTCTGGGAACATTCCCATGTTCTTCATAGCGTTGATGTCATTATCCGATGTAGCCACTCTTCCTGGAGAATTTAATATTCTATCAGCCACAAATTGTAATTGTGGTGGAACGATTAGCTTTCTAGCTTGTACATTTACTTTGATACCTCTTTCATCTTTAAATGCGGAGATATCAATTAATGCATTCTCTAACGAAGTTTCGTTTAAGTCAGCAGCAGTGCTTGGTTCATTAGACTGATCGCCAGCTGTTAAAGTTGGGTGGTCAGTTGTCATGAGAGGTTTTCCGTCTCCTCCTGGGAAGGAAGTTGAGAAACCATTATTAAGCACGTTTGCAGCTTTTACTTGCTTCGTGTTTGCCATTGATCTAGCTAAAGCTCTTGTATATCTTGAAGAAAGAGTATCGTAGAGATTATCTTCGATAGCTTCTTCAGTCAATGCAAAGGCTAGGGCTACTGTTTCATGAGTGTAACGAGATGTGAAAGTTTCTTGAGCTGCATCATATGTGACTGCTGCGCCTTCCCCTTTTACAGGAGCTTGTGCAAAGCCTGATAACATCACTTCTTCTTCAAACGCTCTGTCTGAAGCTTCCGTGTCAAAAATCTCAGCATGTTCATTCTCGTAACGGTTATACTCGAGACCAAAAAGTGCATTCAGTCCTGGCTCGAGTTCTTTTACTAATTGCGCTCTATTAATTGCCATTATTATTCACCTTTTAGTTATTGCCGAATACAGAAGCAGGGAATATCACATACACTCTAGCGTATTGACCAATAGAGTTATCGGGTCTGTCTACAAACCCCACTACTGTCGCAATACCACTAGAAGTTGTAGTTGTTACACCTTCTTTTGATCGACCTGTGTTAGAATCACCTGCAGTTGTTGAAATCGTATTAGTTGTTCCAATAGATGCTTGTGTAGGAGTCCCAGTTGACTGAGCTTCATAAACAATATCTGGATCAGAATAAACATACGCTTTCGCATTTGCAGCACCTAAAGTTGCAACGTCTGCTGTCCACACTTTCGAGAAGACAACCGAACCGTCGGTAGCTTGATATTCCACTCCTGCGAATACACCTAGAGGGGCACCAGTTGCAGTCCCTTGAATTACTAAACCACTTGATAGATTAACAACATCACCACTAAAGATAGATGCGTTAGTTCCACTTGCGATTGCGAACTCAGAAGGTCTTATAGTACCACCAGACATATGATAAGCAGGTGTGAAACCATTTGGGCTATTTACATTTGCCATTTATTTTCACCTTTTTTATTATATTAAAATTTAAATTCATAATTCTTACGAATCATTTCCTTTACCAAATGTGATTTGAGAATTTCTATTAGGTTGACTAATAGGCATTCTGCTATCACTCTCACGCATAAGATTCGAATCGACTGCCTGCATTTGGTCTGCAGCCATTTGTTTGTAGTATGCACGTCGTTGATTGACGGTTTCGATAGGCATCTTTGCGAGTATTAACCCACCTACTCCGATTACACCTATATGTCTTCCATCCTCTACAGTTGGTGCTTCAAATTCAGGGTGTTCCTCAGCTCTCACTGGTTCCCATCCTTCACGAATACGTTTTGACATATTCGCTTTATCTTCTACTCCTACCATAGATTCTCTAAGCCATCTATAGATATAACCATCAGGTGGCGTTGGTGCGTCTAATAAAGACGGGGGTTGCCATGGTTTAAGACGAGTTTCACTATCTCGTGTATCTGCAGATCGAGGAGCTCGATCCGTTGTGGTGATTTCTTCTTGTTTATCAGCCATTTTTATCTCCTATTTTACGTGTTTAGCGTATTCTTCAAGAGGCACACCTAGTCTTTTAGCTATTGCTACTTGACTTGGTGACAACTTGACAGTGCGTGCTTTCCCTGCTTTTCCTCTCGTACCTCTACTTGAGTTTGCTACAGGTTCTTGCATGTTATTATTTAATTGAGAAACTTC